TGCTAGCACCCGCTATGTATCCGACACACACCTTGAGCTAGCGCAATTGCTCCGGGATAATCTGGACGAATGGCTCAAGGGAATAATTCCCATGTCCACGCCGGGTCTGCGTAAGGTATACGCGGAAGAGATCACGGACCAGGCGTTCAATGCCATACAGGACCTCGCCCTAGAAGTGGACGAAACATATGAGGAGGACTATTGACCATGAGCAAGCGTCAGGTGATCCACGTTAACCAGCACATCATCAAGGCAAACAGGAAGTCGGGGGAGCGTACACCTCCCCTGACCATGAAGAGCTATAACAAAAACATCAAGGCCACAGAGATAGCCATTGACGGGAAAGCGAGGGTAGTCTATAGTCCTGACAAGCCGCTCCCCTGTGGCGCGGTGGTTTGGATAGAGACAGATGATGACGCTATTGTAAAGGTGCAATGAAATGGAAATGCTAAACCTTCAAGACTTCTTTATGGCACAGATAGAAGAGAGGACGCGGACAATGCGAAAGCGTGAACGCAAACGACTGGACAAGATAGAACGGCACACCCCTGCACGCAACCCCATGGCCAAGGCTATGTGGGACAAGGGTCACCCCGTTGAAAAGGTAGAGACAAAATACAACAGAAAAAAACTAAAAAAAGCTGTTGACATATACCGAGACGGTGGAATATAAATCTACAACAACCAACTAAACAAGGAACCAAAGAGAATGGACGCAGACGAGAAGAAGTATCTAGTCTATAAGATACTCACCGCCACTACACTGATTATACCCTTTGACCCGGACAACCCTGACACAGTGGACGCAACCGCTGGAATGGTAAAGACAGAGGAAGGTCTCATCCTCCCGCTCAAGGATTGTCTTGAGAACCTGTGCACCTCCGCCATAAGCTTTGGCGTAGAGTACGATGAACTTACGGGCATGGGTACGCAGGTCCAAGCGGGACATTCTGAGTCTAATGTGGTGGATGTCATGGTCAAGGAAGAGGATGATCCCCTTGTAAAAGAAATCCTTGACATCTCAAACATCAACCCTGTACAAGTATCCAGAGCAATCAACTAAGAAAGGAAGATCAACCATGAACGATGTACTTAGCTTTCGGTCACCCACTGCACAGACAGCGCAGGACCTGTTCAATGAACACAACCAGACAGAGAAAGCCCAGCGTTTTCTTGCGCCTGTCTCTGAGCAAGAACTGTGGTATGAGCGTCCCGCACCTCATCACGCCAGTGCCTTGTACGAGAGCCAGATCACAGAACTGGAGAGTCACAAGGTGCTAGTGGATACGTGGACAGGTGCGCCCACAGGTGTGGTTGGTGACAAGTACAAGGTCACACAGATGCGCGACTTCACCGAGGCCACAGAGGCCATGCTGATCAACGCCCTGCCCAATGATAAATTCAAGGACATGGAGATCAGCGACAGCATGTCCCATGGGTCAGCTGTCCGGAATCGGAAGTATACCTTCCCTGCGTTCTCCAAGCCTATTGAGACACGCAAGCACCAGACAGAGGTGGCGCTCACCGTGGCCTTGGTCCAGAGCTATGACGGCTCCACCTCCAACGGCTTTGTCACTGGTCTGCTAGATTTCTTCTGCACCAACGGCATCATCTCGGGTGACTACACCAAGGGAAACAAGCGCCATACCTCTGGCTTTAACCTTGCCAACTTTATCCTAGATATGGACAAGGTGGTACAAGATTTCTACCAGGATATCCAACGGTATCAGGTGATGGCGTCCACCGACATCATGGTGACACAAGCAGAGGCCACCATAGAAGCACTCCCGGGGATGAGTGAGAAGATGCAAAAGAGAATGAAAGATCAATACCTTACGGAGGTCAGTACCCGTGGCTCCAATGTCTGGGCCTTGGCATCTGCCCTGACCTACTACTCCTCTCACAACTCTGAAGAGTTCCCCATCAAGGGATCAGCCACCAATGACAATGTGGCTCGCTCTCTACTGGACAGGTCCCGGCAAGTCAGCAAGTGGATGAACAGCGGAGCGTTTCAACGGTTGCTGATTGCCGCTTGACAGTGACACCTAGGCAAGTGTATAAACTGCCTACACTACCACCTAACCCCAACCAAGGAGGATCACACATGATCACCATTCGTCCCTCTCACTCTCCCCGTACCGAATGGGTACGTCGTCCCGCTGACCAGAAGTGGGTCAAGTGGGTGGAGAAACCCATCTCCTCCCTCTCCTCTGAACCAGTGGCGCAGGTCTCCCCTGTGTCCAAGACGGGGGAGCACTGGCTCCATGACCACTACACATGGGTCATTGAAGAAGTGAAGGAGGAGAAAAAGAAATGAAGACCCTGACCATGCAGCTATACAACTACAAGGACCATGATGAAATACCACCTGACCTGTGGGATTACATGGAGGGCATAGCAGATATAGACTACTCTCTGCACGAGGTTTCTATCAATGAAATCAATGACTTCCTAAACCTTGTTGAGTCAGAGGGTGAGCTAGGTCTACCGGACGAAGAGCTAGCCATACCTGATGATCCACGCCAGATGTGGCTTGAGTTTAACAAATGATGATCAGCCTCACCCTGATGTCACCTCTGGAAGAGATGGTTGACAATGACGTAGAACAGTTCTACAAAGACACTGGCCCTGTGACATTCACATGGGATTGCCTGTCACCTTGGGCAAAGAACCAATGGACAAAGAAATTCTGGAAGGAGAGACTAGACTAATGAACATTTTCTACCTACACCCTGACCCCCTCACAGCCGCTGAGATGCACTGTGATAAGCACTGCGTCAAGATGATACTGGAGACAGCGCAGATGCTCTGCACCGCTCACAGGCACCTTGACGGTGACGAGCAAGCAGACAAGCTGGGCATGTACAAGACTGCTCACCTCAACCATCCATCCACCCAGTGGGTCAGAGGATCACTGCTCCAGTACGAGTGGACCTATCACTTGTTTAAGTTCCTCTGTGACGAGTACACGTATAGGTTTAACAAGGTGCACAAGACAGATGCCAAACTGAGGAAGGTACTGAAGACACCACCCTATGCATTGCATCTGGCATTTGCTCCTGAAGAGTACACCCAACCACCACAGTGTATGCCTGATCAGTACAAGGTACCAGATGATGCGGTCCAAGCCTATCGCAACTACTACATAGGGGAGAAGGCATACTTTGCCAAGTGGGCCTATACACGTACACCAGAATGGTGGGCAGTACATTGAAAAAATTATTAGCACTACTTATAATTGTACTGACGCTACCCGGTTGCGTTGGAATGATAGTCACTGCAACCGTGGGTAAAACTGTGGTTGACAGGTATGAGAAACATCAGATGCATAAAAGAATTGCAGAGCTTGAAAAAAAATCACTTGACAAGGAGAAAAAATGATGATAGTAGCTACGCTACAGGGGGTGACTAGTGAAGAATAACAATGATGTTCCTCAATATGACCCACCACTGAAGACCCTTGGATATTTTTTGATCTCTCCTCTTGCAGTGGTTATCTATGTCTTTCTTATAGCCTTAGTATAAGGAGGTAGAATGATAGAAGAAACAAAACAAGAAGAAGCACTAGTGACACATCAAGCGTGTCCCTGTGGTAACAGTTCAGATGCCTTTGCACTTTACCCTGATGGACACGGTTATTGTTTCTCTCACGCTTGTAAGAATGAGAAGAAGAGATACTCTAAACAAGAACTACCAGAGGAGATGCAAAGTATGTTAGATCAGTACGGAGTTACTGAGGAGACAGAACAAAAAGAAAGCACAGAAGAATTATTTTCTTCTGTCTCTCTTAGCAAAGGGACCTTTGAAGATATCAGGAATAGAAAGATTAGCAAGGAGACTTGCAAGCTCTTCAACGTCACGCTAAACATCAAGGACGGGAAGGAGACCAACCACTACTACCCGTACTACAATGACGCGGGTGAGCACATTGCCAACAAGGTCAGGGGGAGAGGCAAGTCCTTCATCTGGGAGGGGAGCGGGAAAGAGGCCATGCTCTTTGGTCAGCATGTCTTTGGCTCTTCCACTGCCAAGGCAGTCACAGTGGTGGAGGGTGAGCTAGATGCGCTGGCCACCTACCAACTGCTAGGCTCTCGCTACCCTGTTGTCTCCATCAAGAACGGTGCAGGCAATGCTCTCAAGGATTGCAAGAACAGCTATAACTTTCTCAACTCCTTCAAGGAGATCGTCATCTGCTTTGACCGTGACGAGAGCGGTACGCAGGCAGCTAACCAGATATCCAAGCTCTTCCCTAACAAGAGCAAGGTGGTGACACTGGACGAGGGCAAGGACCCGTGCGACTACCTGATTGAGAACCGCTCCGCTGACTTTACCCGGAGGTGGTTTGCAGCAGAGCGGTACACGCCTGCCAACATTGTCAGGGGTGAGGACCTACTGGACCGACTGCTCAACCAACCCACACCGGAGAGTCTTGCGCTCCCGTGGGACGGCCTCCAGGACCTGACCTATGGCATCCGCAAGGGAGAGATGTGGACCATCACCTCTGGCTCTGGCATGGGCAAGACGCAGGTTCTCAGAGAACTGAGCTATCACATACAACAGCACACCGAGGACAACATAGGCCTGCTCTTCCTAGAGGAGCCACTGGAGGACGCTGCCCGTGGCATGATGAGCCTCTACGCTGGCAAGCCACTGCACCTGCCCACCACAGAGTTTACACAGCAGGAGTGGGACGATGCCTTTCAAGAGACCCTTGCCACGGGACGGTATGTGTTCTTTGATTCCTTTGGATCAAACAACATTGACACCATTGTGGATACCATCAAGTACATGCGTTATGCTTGCGACTGTCGGTATATTTTTCTTGACCACATATCCATCCTTGTCAGTGATCAAAGCGCAGGTGATGAGCGGAAGGCACTGGACGAGATAGCAACCAAGCTCAAGACCCTGACCATTGAACTGGACATCTGGCTGGGCATGGTCAGTCACTCCAAGCGTCCCGCTGGTAAGCCGCACGAAGAGGGAGGACAGACCTCACTCTCTGAACTTCGCGGCACCGCTGGCATAGGTCAGCTGAGTAACATGGTGCTGGGACTGGAGCGGAACGGGCAGGACCCTGACCTCTACCGGAGGAACGTCACCTTGATCCGGGTGCTCAAGAACCGCTTCTCTGGCCTCACTGGTCCAGCCTGTCACCTGCACTATGACCGTGCAACAGGACGCTTGACACAGATAGATGATCCTGATACAGATACGGATACAGAAGTAGAAGCAACAGAGGCAGAGGACTTTGACGAGGTACTATAATGAAGCGACTGTTCTTGGATATAGAGACAGATGGATTCAACCCCTCCCGCATATGGTGCGTGGGTACAATACTACTGGAGGACAACAAGGATGGCACTGAAGTTCAAACCCCTAGACTATTCACAGAGGGAGAAAGAGATAGCTTTGCAGCTTATGCGGCACAAGCGGATAAGGTTCTTGGGCATAACGCTATTCATTTTGACTTTCGCATACTTGATCTTCTTTGGGGTGTACGCTTTGAGCCAGAGCAGATGCTCGACACCATGGTTCTCTCACAGCTTGCAAACCCTACCAGAGATGGAGGTCATTCAATTGAAGCATGGGGCCAACGCTTCAACTATCCAAAGATAGCCATTGACTACGATAAATTTTATCAGGGGTACTCTGATGAGATGGGCGAGTACTGTATGCAGGACACCAGAATATCTGTCAAGATATTCAAGCAGGTGAAGAAGGAGCTATCCTCTTTCTCTCCGGGGTGCATAAGACTGGAGCACAATGTCAGGGCCATACTATCTGAGCAAGAGTCCAACGGCTTCAAGCTGGACGAGCAGAACGCCTGTATGCTGGTGGCAGAACTAACTGATGAACTCAATATTATCAAGGAGCAGATGCAGGATACCTTCCCACCCACAGAGGTGCAGCTAAAGACCAAGACCAAGTATATCCCCTTCAACCCGGGATCACGTAAGCAGGTGGCAGAGCGGCTGATGGAGATGGGCTGGGTCCCTGAGAAGAGAACTGATCTAGGCAATGTGGTGGTGGACGAGAGTATTCTCTCTGAGATTGATATGCCAGAGGCGCAACTGATTGCACGGTACATGATGCTACAGAAGCGCATAGCACAGGTGGACTCTTGGCTAGATGCAATCAACCCAGAGACAGGCAGGGTGCACGGGAAGGTTCTGACCCTACGCACAATCACAGGGCGCATGGCCCACGCCACTCCGAATATGGCACAGGTCCCAGCTGTGTACTCTCCCTATGGCCCAGAGTGCAGGAGACTGTGGGTCCCGGGCAACCCTAGGAAGCAGAACCTTGTGGGTATAGACGCCAGTTCCATTGAGCTAAGAATGCTCTGCCACTACATGAACGATCCAGAGTACACAGAGATTGTTGTCTCCGGTGACATACACACAGCCAACCAAGAGAGGGCAGGTCTAAGTTCACGCGCACAGGCCAAGACATTTATCTATGCCTTCCTCTACGGTG